CTTTCTATGTTATCTTCACGATACTTTTTACGCTTTTTAAGAATTTTTTCCTTATTATCAATATAGTACTTGTTTCGTTCTTTAGCTATTTTTTCTTTGTTGATATCGCGGTATCTTTTACCCATTTTGGTAATTTTCTCTCTGTTATCTTCACGATATCTTTTACCCGTTTTAGCGATTTTTTCTTTATTGTCTTCACGATACCTTTGTTTATTAATACTAATCTTATTCTTGTTAGTTACGTTATATACTTTACGTCTAATCGCTACTTTTTCTTTATTAGAATCATACCAAGTTTTACATCTAGCCGCTATTTCTTTTTTATTGTTTCTTCGGTACTCTTTTTGTAATTTGTGAAAACACTTTTTACATCTAGGTAGTAATCCACCTACGCAACTTTTATTTTTATAGAAAAACTCCGGCGTTGCTGGTAATTTTTCTTTACAAATCTTACATTGTTTTATTTCTTTTACAGCCATTTATCGTTACCTGCGTAATGTTTATGTACTAATTTAACATAGGCGCTAGTGCACCTACTCAATACGTCTTTTGCTACTTGGTCGTAATTTTGAACGTTTTCTGTACGTAATTTGGATGGAATCATTATCATAAAAGTCATTTTACGTGGTTTGCTGGTGGTGTAATAATAGATTATTGTACCAACACCTTCTTTTTTAAGAGACTTAAGGTACTTACTTTCTTTTTTATATAAAGATTGAGAAACGACGTAGTAGAATTTATGAGGGTGTTTCCTATGATTCCTGCGATATTTAAGTTTTTTCTTCTCCAACACGGTCAAGTCGTACGAAGTTCTTTTGAATTCGAACTCCAAAATTAAACGTTTTTTCTTCTCGAGAGCAATAATATCAGCTATATTACCATAACTCGTTACTTGATCCACTGCGTAAAAGAATCTTTTAAATCTCAAATACCTTAATAACTCATACTCGGGTCGAGACATTGCCATATTACATCCACTTTCTTCTCAAAATTTTTATTACATCCATCGCATCATCCAAGGCCGTATGATTAACTACCGAGTCGATAGAACACCTGTCGAGGCATGTTTGTAGATCAGGTAGTGCCTCGTCCGTCTCTTCGCAAAAACATAATATTGCCGGGTCAATAACTCTGCGCCTAAATTTCACTAAATTACCGGACCACCCGGGCAATTCCATCAGGAACGGTATATCGAAACCGCCTGGGTTTTTACCGGCAACATTGACAGTTATCGGTAATGCTCCGTCTTCAATAATTGAGTCCGTTACCTTTCGAAGCCACCCGTGGAAAACTTCCTCAAAATCTGCAGGCCGTACATAGTACGTTAAAACACCATTCGGACTGTACACGCCACTATGCGATCCAACATTCGCTTTTAACATTTCGGCCCATAAATCCGCATGAAGATTGGCACAATATGGATTAATTACCAACTCCCCGTCGTGTATCAACACTGCTCTAAATTTCGGCAGGTTTTCAACCTTTATGTCAGGGAGTTCACCACGTGTGTCGTACACGGCCCCAACCTCTACTATCTGGTTCACTTTTGGGTTTAATCCGGTCGTCTCGATGTCTAATGATATGTACTCAAACATTTGTAATCCCTTTCTTCCTTAATTTTTCTTCTCACTATTTTTGTGTTACTTTAATCAATTTAAAAGCTTCGTCAGGTAGATCCGACGCTATACTAATAAAATCGGACATACCAGTAAGGTTTTTTATATCGTCAGGACTTATATCTTCACCGTATCTACCATTCCATCTTTCCGCTATGGCGCGTTTGTACTCATCCTCGTCAATTTCCAAAGTTACTACTATTTTTATTATAGCCATTATAATTATCAGGTCCTTTCCTTTTAATTATTATTATTACCCACATTTCTCGTCATATATGCGATGTATTTGTTTTATCATATTTGTAGTGTATCGTTGGGGTTGGTTGTCAATCAGATCAGCAATAAATTTAATATCCCAATCACTTAACCCTTTGCCAAAACTATCAATATGTGCAACTAGCACACTAGGTTCAAATTGTTCGGCTCTAGACTTTTCGTTATTATTACTACTCATTATTATTATTACCTTACAATTTCCATTATTAACCATATTACAATCAAAAACACTTCAAGTATTAACACCTTCGTTTCATGCATCATGTTGTTGTGTTATATTTCCTTTCACTCTATTACAATTTTATTGTAAACGTTATCGTATCAAAGTGTATTTTAAACCCGTTTGTACCAAAATCCATGCCGACCCACTGAACATCACTATCTACCTGTGATTGGGTTTTAGGGTCCTCGTAATTACGACAAACCTCATAAGCTTCGTTCAATTTTTTCATTTTTGCGGTAGCTTCATCAGACCCGCCATGCTTATCCGGGTGACATTTTAAAGCCATTTTGTGATAGGCTGGTTTCAAATCATCTTTTTTACAACCTTTTTTCAACCCTAATATTTTTAATGCTTCGTAAATATCCATCATAATTATTATTTAAGCTCCTTTTTTATTACCGCAACCATCCCACATTTTACACACACGTCGTGAACATATGTTTTTTCTTTTAAATAAGGCCTTAAAATATCACTAGCATTTCCATCATATTTTGTTAATTCGAGTTCTTCTACTGGTGTTGTCCACTTTTCACTATATCTGGGTTCAAACTTGTGTTTACCATTTTTACAATAACTCATGGTTTCTATTCCTATTATTATTTAATTATTTATTACCTAAAATATCATCAAGTATGTCATCCATTTCCGATTTTATTACCTTTTTAGTACAAGGATTAACATTTCGTTTAACCCCACCATTCTGTAATTCATTTTTAAATCTCTCACCTAACTCATCCACGGTGTACTTAGTCATAAACCTTCTATACGATTTTTTCTGCATTTCAACAAGTTCCGTCCACATTTCAGGAAACTCATTATACAAAATTCTTAATTCTCCGATTCTTGACAGGGGACAACACCAACAGGATACTCTATGAAATTTTTCGTATAACCCTTCCCATTTAAGCCCTTTCGAATAACAATACTCAAGGGCTTGTTTTTCTGTGATCTTCCAATCAACTAATGGATAACGAATACTTTTATTATTTTTATCTTTATTATTATTGTTACATCTTTCTTTTTCATCGTACGCTATACCATGGTGTTGTATGATTTCACAATTTTCGGATGTTTTTTCCATCCTTTTAATGGTGTTTCTTTTTAAGCCGGTGCACCATCTGATTCTGAAATCAGGAAAACCATAACCTTTTTTGCCTTTGTGTTTCCCTTTTGTCTTTATATGTTCTGAAAAATAGTAATCAAAATCAATTTTTGCTATTTCAATTTTAATTGGACACATTTTTTGCACTTTAATAATGTGACGATACATGGCTGGAAATTCTTTTGTTGTATCGATGTATATAATTCTATCTATTCGGATTTCCATTTCCAACATCTTCAATAACATCGCTGTACTATCTTTTCCGCCACTAAAACTAACTATATTAATTTTTTTTTTCTTCATAATTTTTATTATCCTTATTGAGTAATTATCAAGTCTTGCTATTACCATATTATCGACAGTTTGTTCAAACATAGGCTCGTTTTAATCTTCACGAGGTTTTATATAGCAATTGTAAAGATAACCATTATCCCCATCACCTAAGCTCTTTAAATCAAACGTCCCCTCTTCTAGTTTTACGTTTTTCTTAGTATCTACTTTCCAATCAGGACTTATAACAGTACCACAACCAAGACAAGAATACTCATTTAGGTTGAATCCACTCACCCAAAAACCACCAGTATCCCTACGTTTTATGGATGCGTGTCCGCATTTAGGACACTCCAAGTCGCCGTATTTTTGGTACAATAGCTGAACATCGTATTCGTAGAGCTTCTTACTAAATAACCTTTTTATTACCTGTATTACATTAATCATATTTGTTACCCTCACTTTTCTTTTTCTTCTTTTCTTTTTCCTTTAGTCCTAGTTCTAGTATAAGCCTTCTTTTTTCGCATTGGTAGTATACCGCGTGGTCTATGACAGCACACCGGATGACCGGTGATTCAGTTGTAGCTCCCAAGCATATCTCAAGTATTTTCATTTAATTTCTTTTCCATTAAAAGTGTACTCTTTACCTTCACCATCATTAATGTGCCTGCCATAGGTTTTGACATACGATTGGATGATTTTATCCACTGAATTATCACGCCGCACTTTACGCATATAACTTTGAAGTATCCACATTATTTTCTTAGACCAAAGTTTAGGATTTCTTATTTTCCTTAAACCACCATGGCAAAAAGCCACATTAACCAATTCGTCAACCTCAAATTGCCGATCAAACTTTGCAAAAAAGATAGCCCATTTAAATAACGACGGCCTCATCCTTTCGAAGAGGTCAGTCATTTCATCCTTACGAGCTTTAATTAGTCGTTTTTTAAGTCTCGCTTTTCGTCTGCGATCAGTGTTTTGTTTTCTTATGGTCACTATATGGCTCTTGCGATACTTTTCGCTGGCTCTTCGTCGAGCTTCGGAAAGCTTTTTCTTTTTCACATGAAAGCCTTTCTGTTTTATCGTAGTATCATTCTTCTATTTTTATAACGTCCGGATATATAATTCGGTTTCATGTCCTTATATATATTCCCATATCCCATTTTTTGGCCAGGAAAAGCCGTTTCTGAGGATTAAGCCTGTTAAAGAACGTCGAGCTTTATGAAGGATTTTTTCTTATTATCATAAAAACGAATCGAAACAATGGTTAAAGCGTCACCTACATCAGAAGTAGCGTTAAAAAAGCGTAAAAAAAAGATTACCAGAACAAAAGAATTGGTTAAGTTATCACCTTCTCACAAGAATTTCTGTAGAACGTTGGTAGCCGACCCGAAAATGAATCAAACTCAGACTTACCTCGATACTATGGCTACTCCCGGAATGAGAAGAGCTACGGCTAAAGGTAGAGCCGGAAAGCTTATGAAGAATAAGCTTATTAGGGTTGAGATACAACGGCTCATGGATTTACGGGCTGAAAGGCTAGACATAACCGCCGACTGGGTTCTAACCGAAATAAAGTCAGTAGCGGGTATGAAATTTTCAGATTATGGATCATACGACGGAGACGGGAATGTTATACTTAAACCCAGTGACGAAGTTGACACACGAGGGATCAAGAGCATTAAACGTCGCATTGTAAATTCAGATGAAAATTCTACTACTGAAGCTTTCGACATTAAGTTTCACGATAAATTAAAGGCTCTGGAATTAATGATGCGACATCTAGGATTGTTAAGCGAAAACCTTATCAATGTTGGTAAGGTGGAAGTTAAGATTCAATTACCAGCAGGGTTAGACGAAAATATAATAAACTAAAGGCCCTTAATGCCAATAAATTGTAATTTAACTGAATATGTTGGAACATCCAATGAAATTTACTTACCAGCCTTGGAGAACAGGGATAGGTACATGGTAATGTTCGGTGGTGCCGGTTCAGGTAAAAGTGAAGAAGTAGCTAGACGATGGCTTCTTCGCATTCTTGTCGGAATGAAACAGGGTATTAGACACAAGTTATTAGCACTTCGTAAGACACAACCGGCCGTAAGACGGTCGGTTTTTGCTTTATTCAATAAATATGTCGATTTATGGAATTTAAAAGATATTGTTCACATAAACAGAAAAGATATGAGCTTTACTTTTTCCAACGGATCAGTGATATTGTGTATGGGATTGGATGATCCCGAAAAGATTAAGTCTATTGAGGGTCCAACTGGGGCGTGGATGGAAGAAGCCACTGAATTTTTGGAGAGTGATTTTAGAGAATTAGATAGACGTATTAGAGGTTTATCTGGAACTTTTCTGCAAATTACCATCACTTTCAATCCAATAGAAGTAGAATGGATACAAGAGGAATTTTTCAAATTTAAAGAATACGAGGACGGTACTGGAACGTTTGACATATCTAAGAGCTCCGACGATCGGTATAGGAGATTTAAAAAAGTATCAATGGTAAAGGGTAAGAAAATGGAAGTATACGGTACTTCTCTTCTTACTACTTACGAAGACAATAAATATTTGGATGAGGTTTACAAGGCTGTACTAGAGGATTTGAAAAGAAAAGATATTACCGCGTATCGTATTTACGCTTTAGGTCTGTGGGGGTCACCAAAGGGGTTAGTTTACAAGGAAGGCCTTAATTGGGAAGTTTGTAGTAATTGGCCTTCCACATCCTCATTTGAAAGACACTCGTACGGACTTGACTTCGGATATTCTAATGACCCAACCGGCATAGTAGCA